TGTAGTATTTGGTCAGAAAACATTACAGAAAAGAGCAAGTGCTTTAGATAGAGTTAATGTTAGAAGATTATTAATAGCACTTAAGAGTTTTATAACTCAAGTATCGGATAATTTAGTATTTGAACAAAATACTAATGCAACTAGAAATGCGTTTTTAGCACAAGTTAATCCGTATTTAGAAAGTGTACAACAAAGACAGGGATTATATGCCTTTAAGGTAGTAATGGATGAGAGTAATAATACTCCAGATGTAATAGATAGAAATGAGTTAGTAGGACAGATTTTTGTTCAACCTACTAAAACAGCTGAATTTATTATATTGGATTTCAATGTTCTTCCAACAGGAGCAACATTCCCATCATAAAAATTTAAAAATAGAATATTTATAATAAAATAAACAACAATGGCAGTATTAGACCCGAACGAAATATTTTATACAGCTTTTGAGCCGAAACAACAAAATAGATTTATTCTTTATGTTGATGGTATTCCTTCCTACCAAATTAAAGGTTTAGGTGGAGTTTCACTTACTCAAGGGACAGTTCAATTAAATCATATTAACGTAGCAAGGTATGTTAAAGGTAAAACACTTTGGAACACTATTTCATTAACATTATTTGATCCTATTACTCCAAGTGGTGCACAAGCTGTAATGGAATGGGTAAGATTACACCATGAATCAGTTACAGGTAGAGATGGATACAGTGATTTTTATAAAAAAGATCTTACATTTAACATCTTAGGACCAGTAGGAGATATTGTTTCAGAATGGATAATTAAAGGAGCATTAATCACAGAAGCTAATTTTGGAGATTACAACTGGGATAATGAAAATGCTGCTCAAGAAATAGCTTTAACAGTACAACCTGATTATTGTATTTTAAATTTCTAAAAAAATTCACACCCTCCTTTAAAAATAGCTTGGCTTCGGTCAAGCTTTTTTTTATATTGATATGTATAACTAGAAGTAACGTTATAAACTAATAAAGATTATATGAGTGAATTTAAATTCCCTACTGAAGAAGTAGAATTACCTTCAAAAGGTTTAATATATCCTAAAGACCACCCATTATCCAGTGGTAAAGTTGAAATTAAATATATGACAGCTAAGGAAGAAGATATTCTTTCTAATCAATCCTATATACAAAAAGGCACAGTACTCGATAAATTACTAAAATCAGTTATAGTTAGTAAAGATATTAATATTGATGACTTAATAGTAGGTGATAAAAATGCTTTATTAATTGCTACTCGTATTTTAGGATATGGTAAAGATTATGAAGTAAGAATAGGTAATAGAGAATATACCATAGATTTATCTACTTTAGAAAATAAACAAATTGAAGATGATAAGTATGAAGCTGGTAAAAATGAATTTAGTTTTACTACTCCCTCCAGTGGAAATATTCTTACATACAAACTTATTACAGGTCATGATGAAAAAAAGATAAATAGAGAAGTTGCTGGTTTGAAAAAAATCAATAAGGATTCTTCTCCTGAGCTATCTACTAGATTAAAATTTATGATTACATCTGTAGATGGAAAAGATGATAAAAAGGACATCAGAGATTTTGTAGATAATTATTTTCTGGCTAGAGATTCTAGAGCATTTAGAGACCATATAAAAGCTACACAACCTGATGTTGATCTACTTACTATAGTGGACAGCGGAGAGGAGGTGGAAGTCCCTATAGGACTCAGCTTTTTTTGGCCTGACTACAAATAATGCCCCACTGTATAGAAAAGCTTTATTTTCCCAAATACATCAAATAATTTTTCATGGTAATGGAGGTTATGATTATTCCTCTATTTACAATATGCCTATCTGGTTACGTAAATTTACTTTTTCTGAAATAGATAATTACTATAAAGAAGAAAAAAAGGCTATGGATGCCGCTAAAAAAGGACAAAAAGGTAGGGGCAAAAATCAAACTCTAGTAGACTCCGATGGTAAAGTAAACACCCCGGAATTTCTCAAAGCATCCAAGGAATATAAAGGTAAAACAAGTTATAAATAATAATATTTATAATAAAACATACCTTTTATGGCATCACCCTCTGAGCAAATAAAAAAAATTAATAAGGAGATTCAAGAATTATCTAAAAAATTAGGTAAAACTATAAAGGTCTTTAATGTGGACAATCTTGAAGAAGCCACATTGACTTTAAGAGGATTAAAAGCCGAAATTAGAGACATTGAAAGTGATATAGGCAGTATTGCTTCTGCATTTAAAAACGTTGTAGATGAAATATCAAAAACTAGTAAGGGATTAAGTAGTGCTAAAAAAACCTTTAATGCACTAGGAGGTTTAGCTCAAAAATTAAAAAATGATCAGGACGGGATAGCTAAATTAAATAAAAAAGATTTACAAAGTATTAATCAAAAAGTTAGAGAGGAAAGAGCTAATTTAGTTACAACTAGAGAAGTATTAAGAAATAAGGAGGCAACTGTAGGATTATCTAAGGAAGAAGAGAATGCTTTAGGTGAAATTAATGGTATACTACAAGGTGCAGATGGTTTATATAGAAATCTTTTAATAACTGCTAAGGAAAGATTAGATCAAGAAGAAAAAATAAGTGATGCTATGGGCCTTGGAGGTGCTGCTGTTGGTGGTATTAAAAAAGCCCTAGATAAATTAGGAATGGGTGGTTTGGTTGATCAATTAGGTTTAGATGAGGCCAAAGATAAAATGAGGGAGGTAGCTGAAAGAGTTACTGATGGAGGTAAAAATGCAGCTACATTTGGAGATAAATTTGCTGTACTAAAAGCAGGAGCATCTTCATTAGGTAAATCAATACTTAAAAATCTAACTGATCCTTTAGTAATAGCGGGTAAACTAGTTGATATGATAGTTAAATCCGTTAAATCAGTTGATGCTAGTGTGGGCAAAATAGCTAAAGGTTTTAATCTTAGTTATAACGAAGCATTAAAAGTTAAAAAAGAAATATCTAAACAAGCAAATGATTCTGAAAATGTTTTTGTTACTACAGATGCTATTAAAGAAACCCAATTAGAAATAAATAAAGCTTTAGGCACTAGTGTTATGTTAAGTGGTAAAAATGCTATAGCTCTTACTGAGATGAGAGAAATGGCTGGATTTACTAACGAAGAGCTTCAGGGTATAAATGCTATATCTTTAGCTACTGGACAAAGTGTTAATGATATTACTGGAGAATTTATGGCTCAAGCCAAATTATCAGCAATGCAAAATGGAGTTTTATTAAATGAAAAAGAATTATTAAAAGATATAGGTAATGTTTCAGCTGCTACTACTTTATCTTTTAGTAAAAATCCTAAATTAATTGCCCAAGCTGTAGCCACAGCCAAATCTTTAGGTATGGAATTGGGTAAAGTAGATGATATTGCTGGTAGTTTACTTAATTTTGAGGAATCAATACAAAATGAATTACAAGCTGAATTATTATTAAATAAAGACATTAATTTAGAAAGAGCTAGACAAGCAGCATTAAATAATGATTTAGCAACAGTAGCTAAGGAAATTTCGGATCAAATTGGTACCTCAGCTGAATTTTCCGAAATGAATAGAATACAACAGGAGGCTTTAGCTAAATCAGTTGGTATGAGTAGGGAAGATTTAGCCGAAACTTTATTTGTACAAGAACAATTGAAAGGATTAACTAGTGAAGAAGCTAAAGATCAAGAAGCTTTATTACAAAGTAGGATTGAAGCAGTTGGGTTAGCTCAAGCTCAAAAGGAATTAGCTGAAAAAGGAGTTGATGGATTAAGAGAACAGGCTAGTAATGCTGAGAGATTTAGTGCTATTATGGCTAAATTACAAGATACATTTGTTCAATTAGTAACTCCTATAATGCAAGTAGTTAGCCCTATAGTAGATTTATTAGTACCAGCTATTGAGGGAATTTCTTTTATAATAACCCCAATTTTGGAGGCATTTAATGGTATATCTGAAATTATTATGTCTATAGTTGATCCAACTAAAGATTTGGGGGAAACATTAGCCAAAATGGGTCCAGTAACTGCATTTATAGCCTCAGCATTAGCAGCTGCGGGTACAGCAGTAGCAGTTCAATTAGTACCTGGATTAATAAGAGCTGGAATAGCTGCTGCTGCACAATTACCTGCATTACTTTCAGGAGCTATAGCGGCTGTTACAACAGCTTCAGCATCCACTTTGGGTATTGGTGCATTAGCTATTGCCGCTGGTATAGCAGGAGTAGTGGCTGCCATGTCTTCCGCCCAAAGTCAAGCTAAATCATCTTTAGCTGATGATATGGCAATGATACCTTCAGGTTATGGTGAT